AAAGCTGGAAAGTACTATATTATTAATGGACATCATAGATACGATTTTTTATCGAAAAGATACAAAGATGACACCGAAGATTCATGGGTAAATAATTGTGAATGTGTAGTCATCAATGCAAACTTAGAGGATATATTTAACTATTTTAATTAATTAACTCGAAGGGCGACCATAATTTTAATTTTATGGATTCTCCCAGCCATATACTTTGGTTCGCCCTTTAGAGTTTTTACACAAACAAGGACACAATGAAGGCAGTATTAAGCAACAGAATATACATAGAGTGCACTAACGAGTACCAAGAGTATCTCGATAAAGAACTCACATACAGTATACCGCCTCGTAGACCTACTGATCCGCCTATCATCATAAAGAATATGGGCGTAGTTAGAGCAGGTTTAGTGACCTTACCAATCGGGAGAATGGATTTAATTCCAGACAATTACGAGATAGTTGATAAGCGTGTAGAAGTGCCAATCGAACCTCTTGACTTTGGGTTTACTTTACGGGATTCTCAACAGTCAGTATATGATGAAGTCGAAGGCAGTTGTATAATTAACGCTTGGGTAAGTTGGGGAAAGACATTTACTGCGTTAGCTATCGCAAATAAACTAAAACAGAAAACTTTAATTGTTACTCACACTTTAGCATTAAGAGGACAGTGGGAAAAAGAAGTACAAAAGGTTTTCGGGGTTACGGCGGGTGTGATCGGCTCAGGGAAGTTTGAGATCGATTCCCCTTTTGTCGTTGGAAATGTGCAAACTTTGTATCGAAATATCGATAAAATAACAAAGGAGTTCGGTACTATTATACTTGATGAGATGCATCATGTAAGTAGTCCAACTTTTACACGAATTATTGATGCTTCGAGAGCAAAGAATAAAATTGGTTTAACAGGAACCTTGCAACGAAAAGATGGAAGACATGTAGTCTTTCGTGATTACTTTTCGAGTACTGTTTTTAAGCCACCAAAAGAAAATTATCTTACACCTAGTGTAGATATTATAAACTCTGGAATTCGCTTCATGGACGGCAATGTCGATTGGGCTACTAGAGTGAACTCACTTGCTTATGATTGGGAATACCAAAACATGATCTCTGTACTTGCCGCAAGTTATGCAGCAAAAGGTCATAAAGTTTTAGTAGTAGCGGATAGAGTGGATTTCCTAAAGAGCTGTGCAAGGCTCGTAGGAGACAATGCAATTTGCGTAACTGGAGATATTCCACATCAGCAAAGAGCAGAGATGGTTAAGGAAATCTTTACTGATAAAGATGTTCTATTTGGAACACAAAGTATCTTCTCAGAAGGTATCAGTTTAGATTGCCTTAGTTGTCTCATTTTAGGGACGCCCATAAATAATGAGCCTTTGCTCACACAGTTAATTGGGCGAGTAATAAGAATGTATGACGGAAAACAGCAGCCTAAAGTAGTAGATATTAACTTACATGGTCGAACTGCTAGAAAGCAGGCTTCGGCGAGAAGGGGATATTATATGAGACAAGGCTATGAGGTTTTTGAAATATAGCATGAAAAAATATATCTTGACACGGAGTTAAAAGTTTGTTATAATATGTTATTCTATAATTGGGAAAAAGTAAAAAGGGAAAGCAAAGGGAGTGTCAAAGATATTTTGACGATACTTCATATACTTACTTATAAGTTACCACCAGTGAATAGATATGATAGAATATACAAGTTTTGGACTAAAAGTTTTCATGGAGATTCGTTTCTAGTAAACCCCGAGGCGTTATTCATTCAAAGAAGGAGATATTCAGATGGCGAGATTGCACAGTATGCAGGTATCGCATCGCTACGTAATTATTTTGAATATCAAAAGAATAAAGATACCACATTAGACCTCCTTCACTTTACAGGGAACGAGGACAGTATTAAAAATAACAGATTACTACGAATAGAAAATGACAGAATACATTTTTTGTTTGAAGAAATCACTTTAAAGGAATTAAAATGGCAATAAAATTTAATCAAACCAAGGGCGAAGCCCAAAAAAATAAAATCGACAGCTACCAGTATGTCGAAGGCGACAATGTCGTAAGAATGGTAGGGGACATGCTCCCTCGCTATGTTTACTGGTTAAAAGGCGAAAATGGTAAAAATTTACCATTCGAGTGTCTATCATTCGATAGAGACGCAGAAGCATTTACCAATGTAGAAAAGGACTGGGTGAGAGAGTATCATCCTGAACTTAAATGCGGTTGGTCTTATGCAATTCAATGTATCCACGATGGAAAAGTAAAAGTACTAAACTTAAAGAAGAAACTGCTAGAGCAGATAATGGTTGCGGCTGAAGATCTTGGTGATCCAACCGATCCAGTAACTGGCTGGGATGTTTACTTTAAGAGAGTTAAAACTGGACCAATGGCTTACAATGTTGAGTATCAACTACAGGCTCTTAAATGCAAACCTAGAGCTTTAGACGATTCTGAGATGGAACTCATCGCAGAACTTAAGTCAATGGACGAAGTACTTACTCGACCAACAGCGGATGCTCAAAAAGAACTACTTGACAGATTACGTGAAGGAGCTAGTAACTCTACTCCTGACGAAACAGTCTCAGAAGAATTCGATATTACTTAGGAGATTATTATGTATACAGTAGGTGATAAATTCCCAGATTTTTCTATGCAAGGTGTAAATGATACAAATGACATCATTGATGTAGATGTACTGCTTGCCGAATGGTCAGTAGTATATTTCTACCCAAAAGATTTCACTTTCATTTGCCCAACAGAGATTGCGGCAATGGATGACGTAGCTGAGCATGCTGATGTTATCGGTGTAAGTGGAGATAATGAGTTTTGTAAACTTGCTTGGAAGAAAGATAATTCTCTTATTAGGGATATACAACATATTCTAGCGGCAGACTGCGGTCTAACGCTTTCTCGAGAACTAGGAATAGTTGACGAAGAAAATGGAGTGTGTTACAGAGCAACTTTCATTGTTGACCCTGAAGGAACAATTCAACATGTATCAGTAAATGCGTTAGATACAGGAAGAAACGCAGAAGAAATTTTACGAACACTACAAGCCTTACAGGCTGGTGGTCTTACAGGGTGTTCTTGGACACCAGGAGACGAATTCGTAGCATGATTCTATTCACTGCAGATTGGCATATAAAACTCGGTCAAAAGAATGTACCAATGCCTTGGGCATGTACACGCTATGAAATGTTTTTTGAACAAGTTCATGACTTAGAGAAAGATGTTGACCTGCACATCATTGGTGGGGACTTATTTGATAGAGTCCCCAGCATGGATGAACTTACACTTTACTTTGACTTTGTAAAGGGTGTCACAGTCAAAACAATTATATTTGACGGCAACCATGAAGCAACAAGAAAGAATAAAACATTCTTTACAAATTTAAAAAAAGTTACAGAACAACTTAATTCACTAGTAACAGTTATAGATACTACTACAGTGGATGATTTTAGTAATTATGCAATATTACCATATGCAGACTTACATAGAAAAAATAGTATTGAAGATATAAATTCTGAAGTATTATTTACTCATGTTCGTGGAGAGATACCACCTCATGTACAACCCGAAGTAGAACTATCACGCTTTGATAAATTTAAGGTTGTATTTGCAGGCGACTTACACGCACATAGTAACACACAAAGAAACATAGTATATCCTGGTAGTCCAATGACTACAAGTTTTCACAGAAGTAATGTTGAAACAGGGTATCTGATGATAGACGATAACGATGGATTTCAATGGACATGGCATACCTTTGATCTACCACAGTTAATTCGTAAAACAGTTACAGATCCTAGCGAGATGATACAAACAGAATTTGATCATACTATATATGAAATTGAAGGAGATGTAGCAGATTTAAGTAATATCAAAAATAGTGAATTACTTGATAAAAAAGTTATAAAAAGAAAGACAGAAGCCACTCTAATATTAGGCAAAGAGATGACAATGGAAGAAGAATTAGGAGAGTACCTAAGTTATATATTAGAGTTAGATGATAGTAAAGTTAAAAATATTTTAGGAGTGTTTAGTGATTACGCTAAAGAAGTTGCAATGGAGTAATTGTTTTAGTTATGGCGAGAAAAATGAATTAAATTTAGACGAAGCCATAGTTACACAATTAGTCGGTACAAATGGAACAGGTAAAAGTTCTATTCCTTTGATTCTTGAAGAAGTATTATTCAACAAAAACTCAAAAGGGATTAAAAAAGCAGAAATACCAAATCGTGAAGTCAACAAAGGCTATGATATATCTTTGTCTTTTGATGTCGTAGATGATGAGTATAAAATTGAAGTTGCTCGTAGAGGTAATATAAAAGTAAAACTCTACAAGAATGGAGAGGATATATCTAGTCATACAGCTACAAATACATACAAGACTTTAGAAGAAATTATTGGTATAGACTTTAAAACTTTCTCACAGATTGTTTATCAGAATACCAATGCTAGTTTACAGTTCTTGACTGCCACAGACACTAATCGTAAAAGATTCTTAATTGATTTATTACAACTAGATAGTTATGTAAAATACTTTGAAGTTTTTAAAGAATTATCACGAAATTTAGCTGGAGACGTTTCTCACATACAAGGGAAAATTGACACAATCGATAAATGGTTATCCGATAATTATTTGGAAGATACATCACTACTATCGAAATTAGAATTACCATTTTATTCAGAGGAAGATGAAGAGTCTTTACGTTCTTTACAATTAGAATTCCAAAATATTTCAGAAATTACGAAAAAAATTAACCAAAATAATTTATACAAAAGCCAGTTAGAATCCATAGATTTAGGACTAGCGAAAGAGTATGTTGATAGTAATGAATGGCAAGATACAGAACAGTTAGTACAAGAGATTGGGGAAATAAAATCACGAGGTGCACAAGAAGTACGCATGGTTAAAAAGTACATGGACTTACAAGAGCTAGACGATG